TTTATATCGCTCCAATCCATTTTAGCGATTTCATCGCCTGATGGAATATTAAGTTCTGCAACTACTTCTTCTTGTTTCCTAATTACAGTTTCTTTTTCTTCTTTTAATGATTTTAAAAGGGAACTAAATTGTTCTTTTAATTCTGCTACTTCTGCTTTAGCATCGTAGTTTGCCTTTTCAATTTCTTCAGTCTTTGCTACCATCTCAGCATCGAATCTTGTTTGGAACTGATTTTTAACTGCTTCATAAGCCGCTTTTTCCAATTGTTCTGCTTTAAATTCTGCATAAGCCTTTTCAAGATTTTCTGGAGATAAATCTAATGTAGATTGGTCTTCAAATTGCTTGATTGTTGTTCCGTCATCACTCATTTGGTCATGACTGTCATCAACATATCCACCAGCAGTTCCCGCTTCTACTTGTCCAGTAGGTAAATCAGGTTTTGATTTTAATTCTTCATCATCAGCCTTATCTTCCATATCCGCTTTATCATGCATCATGCCGTGACCTTTATCTTCCATGTCCTTTTTATCGTACATAGTTTTTTCTTCTTCTTCTGTGTCCATATATTCTTCTTTTTCTAAGTTTGACATATTATTTGCCTCCTTCGTTGAATCAGTGTTTTTCACTATGTTCTTTATATGCTTTTCCGTAGATTTGCTTAAATCAGCCATTTCTACGCTATCATCGTCCATCCCCATTGGCATATCCATTCCACTTAATCTATTACCAGTTCCAGAGTTATGTTCGTTAATCATTTCATTTAATTCTGCTCTAGTAAAGATTTCTTCTTCTACCAGTCTTCTTAATGTGCTATTATTAACATCTAACTTTCCTCTAGTAGTGTATATATCTTCCATAGCAGTATCTTTTACTTGTTCTAAAGTCGCTTTACCTGTCTTATAATCATTTAAGACTTCTAAGAATTCCATTTTAGATATATTATTAATTCTATCCAAAGTATCGTTTAATTCATTCAATGCTTTTTCTATATCATTCATTTTTGTTTCACCTTTTTCCATTTTTAAAATATCAAACTTTGCTTCTGGGTTAATTCCTTTTTCACAAATTGTAACTTCATGGAGTTCTAATTTGGAGATTTCATTGTATTCTCCATATTCTTTATGATTTTTCTTTCTTTTTTCTAAGGCTTGTCCGCCTATACTAAAAGAGCGAAGACTACCGTTTCTTATTTCTCGGCCAACTTCTTTTGCTTTTTCAATGTCTTCTCTCATTTTAATAACTACAAAAAACCCAACATCATCAACATCTGTTTTCCATAGTTTACCGTTTTTATCTCTATATTGGGGAATAACTTCTCCCACCTGAACATTAGAATGATTAGTCATTACATTTCTAAATTTTGTAATTTTCATATATTTACCAACGGCTTCTTTTAAAGCCCCTAAAGTAATCAAATCATTTTGTTTATCTACCATTTCTATTGAAGCATATCCTCCAATTACTAAATCATTAGATTTTAAAATACTAAAAGAATCATGTCTTGTAGGACTAACTGTTTTCAAAATAGCAGTTGCACTCATTGTTTAGTGCTTTTCTGAATGAACTATATTAATTATTCCTTTAAAACTAGTTTAGATTTCTTATCTTCTCTAATATCCCAAACCCCATCATCTGATTCAGGGTCAACTGGTTTTGTCTCTACTCCAGTCCAAGCAAGCCACATATCTTTACCTTTAACTGGAATTACTCTAACGTGGAATTTAGTTTCAAATTTATTACCCTCTAAGAAGTATTCATGATAGCCATGTCTTTGCACCCCTAACTTTACTTTACCAGAATCAATCAGTTTTCCCTTTCTAAATTTAGTTTCTACTTGTGCGGGAAACTTTCCAGATTTACCAAATAAAGAGAAAATATCATCTTCTTTCTCTATATCTATTTCCCAACCAATAAGTTCTTCATCTAATTTAAACATAATAGAAAGGTTTTCATTCTCTTTATGATAGATTTTAAACTCTCCTTCTCTATATTCTTTAGGGGTTTCATATTTTTCTATCATATCGTATTCAGCATGAAACTTATCTTTAGTCTTATCATAAGTAATATCTTCTAGTTGTTTTAACCAATCTTTTAATTTTTTAGATTTAGAACCAAATATATTATTAAATTCTTTTAGATATTTTTGTGAAACAAATTCCTCTATTTTTCTATAGGGAACCCCATCTTTATTTTCCATTAAGAAATTTTTAATGGCTACTCTAAATTTTGACTTTTGAGTTTTTAACATATCTTCCATTTGTTCTTTCCATATATCAATATCCAATAATGCATTTTTAGCCATTAGATTATTTTCTTCAAATCCGTAAAAAGTAAATCCATCTAAATCAGATTTAAAGATAAGAGTGGCCTCACCATGTATAGTATCTGTAATAGCATATCCTTTTTCTAATGCTTTAATATCATAATTTAAAGACTTCTTAGTATCTTGTGCTAAGAAATCTAAAGTAATTAGTTTTTCTGGAAGTTCTACTTCAGGTATTTCTATTACTTTAGCAGACAATACTTTATACCCACCATCTTTATCTTTCTTAACTTCATCAATTTTAACTCTAATAATTTTACCAACATCTATATCTATTTTAGTATTCAATGATTTACCAACGTTTAAGTATTTTCTATCATCTATTTCTTTAATGTTTTTAAAATCATCTTCATCAGTTAAAGGACCAGCACCCAAAGTATAACTAAATAAATTAGATTTAGTAGTTTTCTTATCTAATACCATTAAGTCTAAATCAACAAACTTCTTCCACTTTATCCACTTAGGATTTTTCTTAGTTCCTATAAAATAAGTAGATGTCATATCCTTTATAACTACTCCCTCGGCTGTAGGAATCTTCATAATTTCTTCTGCGTATTCTTTCACTTCTTTTATTGAGTCAGCATAACGAGTATCTTTCTTAGAAGGGAATGCTAATTTTTCATCGGAATGAGTTGAATAATTATTAAATAAAATTGTGAGGCGTTCTGATAGTTCAGTATCATGTAAATCATCCCCTTCATGTCGCATAATATCAAAAACATGCGCCCTTAATATGGAATCTGATTTCTTATTCTTAAAAATTTTAGCAACAACTTCTGCTCTATGTAGGGGTTCTTCACCATCAAATAACATTAATTCGCCATCTAAAATACAATCACCGAAATGTTTTGCTTTCATTATCTTAACTTGTTCTGGACATTTCTCTGTAATATCTTTATTATTAAAAGAATATATTTTTACTTGATTATCTATTTTATGTATTTGAATTCTCATTCCATCATACTTTTCTTGAACAACCCAGTTACCAGTAAAACCTTTTAATTCTTTCAAATCATCAATTTCAAAAATTCTATACATTGGTTTGTTAGGAACTAAGAAATGAGATTCTGCTTTTTCTGCTTTCTTAAAACTTACAAGATTGTCCCAAGTAGATTTACTATGATGTGCAACATAAATTTTTTCTAATAACTTTTCAGCCGCTTTAAATTTACCTTCTATTCTTTTAGTATCTTTACCGTCACCATAATGTTCTACAATAAAATCAACTACGTCTTTCGGGGCTAAATTTAATCCTCTAAATCCTTCAGTAAGTTCATCAGCAGGTAAATCATTTTTTTCCCATGCTTCATCACTAAATGATTTATCATGATTTCTAATAGCCCAATGGATAAATTGAGCGAATAATGCTTCACTCTCCATTAGTTTATCTAATACTTCATCTTTATATTTATTAACAAATGGGTCTTTAACTAATTCAGAAGAATATCTTAATTCCTTTATTTGTTCATATATTTCCCTAGCAGTATCACTTTCGATATTCTCTGCTTCATCTGAAAATAATTCTTTTTCTGTTATAGATTCTTTAATTGCTTGTGCAAAATCATCTATATCATCCCATTGTTTTCTAAGAGTTTTAATTTCCCCTACCCATTTTTTACCATAGGTTTTCTTATCCGATAAAGCGGATAAATATGACATTCGCATTTTTTCAAAAAATTGAATTACTCTTACCGTTAAAGGGTCTTTATCTTTTTGAAGTAAGAGAGGCACACATAATCACCTACTTCTTTTTATTAGCACTAGCGTAAACTCTTTTTCCTTCTTTTACACTAAAGCCTTTTGCTTCATCAGAAAGATGACCAACACCTAATTCTTTTGGTTTTGCTTTTTCACCTTTAGTTCTTTTCAATTTCATTTCTTCGCCAATTACAAATTTGGCTAGTTCTTCCATATATTTTGTTTTTTCATTTGCCATTTTATTCACCTAGCGCTCCATGATACTGTAGTTGTGGGCTAATGCTATAGCCATAAGAACCATCCCATAATCCTATTGTTTCAAGATAATCTGCTATCACGCTTTTTAATTCCCTCATATAATGTTCAACTTCTTGAAAAGAACCTAATGCTTCTCTCACATTTTCTTTTATAAATTTACCTTCTTCATTTTTTACACCTTCAGGAGTATGATTTTCCATAGAATATTTAATAGATTCTTTTAATTCTTCTAATATATTATCTATCTTATCGTAATTTTTTAATATACCTTCCCAACTCATTTTAATTACCACCTAATCTGTCTACTAAATTGTTTATATCATCCCAACTCATCTTAGCAATTGTATCTGAATCTGGAATATCTGAATGAATTTTCATTGCTGGAACTGGTGTATTAGTTGTAACCATTCCTGATTTCATTAAAATATTATCATTATTATAAACTGTCTTTTCTATTTCTTTTATTCTTCCCACTAATTCTTTTAGTAGTTCCATCATTTCATTATTTTCTTCTGTCATATTATTCACCCTTTTTATCTTCGACTAATTTACAATAACCTTCATAAATTCCTTCTTCATCTATTAGTTTTAATCTAATAATAAATTCTGTCTGATTTTGCCAGTCCACTTCTATGATTTCAAAACCTTCTACTTCTTTCAATATCTTTTCCCAACTCATTTTTCATCATCTCTTAAACTACCAGCACTCTTTGGATATACTATTTTTCTTACTTGTCGATACAGTTGTTCATACTGCTTACGGAGTTTGCTCGCAGTAGCGACCATATCAACGTTTTGTTCATTAATAGATTTCATTCGCTTTTTCATCTTAGAATCATCTTTAACCAAATCAAGTTCTTCTAGCATTCCAATTAAATCCCCTAACTGTGTAAAGTCTTGGCCGAAATACTCTGTAGGTTCTGCCGCTTGAAGTGTTTTCTTTAGTTTTTTCTTTTGCTTAGAATCTAAAGCATTAAGAATTCTATTTTCTTCTTTTAGTATATCTTCCCATGTCATATTACTCGTCCTCAATTTGTGCTTCTAATTCAGTTTTATCTGTAGACACTAAAAATTTATCACCAAAAGTATTTCTAAAATTAGTAATGAATTCATTATCATCAAACCCTTCTGAGGGCTCAATAAAACTAAAAATTCCTGAAGGAATCATACCTTCTTTATCTTCGGTGTTTTTTAGGAATTTTACACCATCAAATTCTTGATTCAAATAATTCTTAATATTTGTCTTTTCTTCTTCCCAATCTAAATTACTATTACCTAAAGTTATTCTTACTGCTATTCTGTCTAATTGTAATAAAGCCATCAATTCACCTTCTTGTAATTCTCTTACTAAAGCCCTATAATCATTCAAAAACTTTTTTCTATTTTCTTTTGAGCGTTCTAATATAACTCCTCTCTTTTGTTCAATAGCATACAGAAGAGCATCTAATAAAGTTACACTAGGTCTTGAACCATCTAATCTTGGGTATTTCTTTTTAGCAGTTAATGTTTTATGTATTTTTTCTTTTAAATCATTAATTTGCATTTTATCTTTTGAAAACAATTTAACTTCAGAACCATTTGTATAAAGTTTAGTATCAGCATTCAATCCTATTTGGTCAGATTGAGGGTCTAACCAGTTTTCTTTAAACGTTTTAAAATCTTTACTTCTTTCTTCTCTGTATTCATCAAAGGGTTTTTCCTTTCGCTGTGATAATCTTTCTAATCCAAATCTTTCTTTACCTAGTTTTCTAAATTCGATTTTAATTTCTTTTTCGAAAGCATTTCTAATTAATTTATTTAATCCTTCCTTTTGTTCATTATTCATTTCATCTACATTTAAAGGTTTAAAATAATAACTAGGTTTAGCCGCTTCTTCTAATTCTTGTATGGCTTTATTATTTGGAATTAACTCTAATAATGGGTCTTCTACCTCAGATTCATAAACCAATTTACCTTCAAAATCTACCATGTCTACTTTTGTTAATAAGCCACTTAACTTTTGTAAATCTTTCAAGTCTTTATCTAATTCTTTATCAGCCGCAACTACCTTTTCTTTAGATGCTATACTTTCTTGCTCAAACATTCCAACATTTCTTGGTGTTTTTTCTTCTAATCTTTTATCCTCTATGGATATTAATTGATTTAAACCAACAATTATTTTTTTTAAATCGCCATATTTAGAAGCATCCCATTTAGTTTCTTTCTCTAATAAATTTCTAAAATTAATAAGATTATTTCTTCTTGCTTCTTCCTCATAACCATGATTATCTTTAATAGTATCTAATAAGAAAGGAGGGCTATCTTTATTCATCCATCTTCCTACTTTACTGTTCTTCTTTGCACCTGTTAATTTCTGAAATGCCTCTAATGTTTCTTTACTAAAAACTTCTGAATCTCCAGAATCTAATATAGCATCTACAAAAGTTTTACCAGTTGCTTTAAGGATGGTAGGATAATATTCATTTAATAAAATTTCAAACATTTCTAAAGGATTATTCGTTTTACGAAGATGTGCCTTTAATAATGTCATTTAAATCACTTAAAAAAATGGTATGTTTTCTGTCTTTGGTTTCTTTCTTTTAGGCAAATGAATTACATTAGGAACACCATTAGTTTTAGGTTCTGGTCTATCTTTTTCCTTTTTCAATTGCATAGGAGTATAACTAGGTTTAGGTGCTTTAGCCTTTTCTTGCTGTGCTAAAATCCTTTCAGCCCTAACTAATTCCTTTCTCATTTTATTCGTTTCTTCTCTTGTTACCATATTTATTCCTCTGTTATTTTAACTCCTAATTTACCCTGTGTTCTAAATAATAAATTCATTATATCTTCTCTAGGCATATCTTTTACTTTTTCAGTTAACATTTCAATTAAATCTTCCCTAGTTGCATCTGCTAATTCTGCTTCCATATCAGGCATTGGTCTATCTTTTCTTGCTTCTAATTTAGGGTCATCCATTGCTCCTACCATTGGAACTCCACCTTTAGGTCTGTGAAACCTTTGGTGAACGTTTCTGCCCCTTCTAATTTTTCTACTAGTATGTGCTTTACTTCTTTTTAATATATTTGTCCATTCCATTTTATCATCTCACTCTTTGTTCCCAAACAACAGGGCCATAATCACTAGCCCTATATGTATCTCTTTTCATCATAACTGTAAACTTTCCATCTTTTTCCCTAATAACATGAGGGACAGCAAAAGACCATTGAAATGCTAATCTCCTTGCTTTATCAAAATCATTGAATGTTTTCCTAGACCCCATCTCTCCTAATTTTAAAACTGAAACCCAACTCATAATATCACACAAATCCATAATAACCTTCTGGTTTTACTTCCATACCACTGTATTCTGCCCAACATTTCTCTGAGCAGAATCGTCTAAGACCAACAGGTAAATTCTCATCAGCAAACTTGGCTGGCTTTTCACACATAGCACATTTTGATTTAATTATATCTTCCCACGCCATTAAATTCCGCCTCTTTCAGTTCTTCTATCTACGTTATTATTAGCCGCTTCTTTTGGTAAACCCTTACTACGATTAGGTGGTCCTACACTCATCTTAGGTTTAGACTTTACTTTTTCGGGCTGTCCAGCCTCCGTTGCTGTAGGTCTAGTTCCCGCTTCCATCATCTGTCCAAGTTGTGACTGGTCAATATCTGTTCCAGCATAAGGGTCAGACTCTATTGGTTTTCCTTCTTCGCCTTCTCCCTGTTCCTCTGGTTTAGGTTCTGGTTTATTAAATATGAATTTACCATTTTCATCCATATCAACCTCAAAACCTAAATTTTTTATTTGACCAGCAATATTAACTTCGATTTCTCTTTTACGCATAACTGCTATTTCATCTTCTTCTTCCGAAGGAGGTAAAACAATATTCCAATCAGTTATACCGAATTGTTCAACTATAAATGGGAATACATATTTGTTCCAAACATTCTGAGCCATTTCTACAGCCCTATTCGTTACAAGTATTTGCATACCTTCATTGTTTAAACCACCACTAGCAGAGTTATCCGCCATAAAGATTTTACTTACACCATAGAAAGCCGCAACTCTATCTCTCAAATCTTCTTTAACTGAAATGTAATCCATTTCCTTTAAACTATCCATGAACTTAACCCACTCTACAGAGCCTCTACCATTCTCTGCTTCTATCCCCATAACAGGAATAAAGTGTGCATCCTGTTCCATCTTTTCTTTAACGCCTCTCCAGAATGTTTTCATTGATTCAATATTTCTAGTTTGAACAGCAAGTAATCCTTTAGGCATTCTTGCTTTTGTATATGCTTGGTTAATATAATTCTCCATAGCAATTAAAGTTGTTAAGTGATTCCATAAAGTTATAACAGGGCTAGTTCCATATAACCTACTAGGTGAATATTTACTGAAATGAAGAACTTCTCCCTTAATGAAATTTTGTTCATAACCATGCGCTCTATTTACATAGTGAACTGGATATAAGTCTCCACCGCATTCTCCACATTTTTCATGAGGCTCAGTAGAAGTAAATTCTCTATGATGAATACAAGTATAAGTATCTCCACCTTTATTTCCTTCATCGTCACAAACAATAGCCATAGTTACTGGGTCTGCTCTATAAAGTTGTTTAATTTTATGCGCTCTAATATTACCATTACCATCAATGAAATACTCTTTAACTAACACAATATATGCATCATCCATAATATTTAAATCATCTTCTAATTCTTTTAAAACATCAATAAGCATTTGTTCAGATTCATTAACATAAGAATGATTCATAAATTTATCCGCATATTCCTTTTGTCTTTTATCGGGCTTAACAAGAGCCTGAGAATCACATTCAGAACATTGAGTTACAGGTTCATCATGTTCCTTTCCACAATCTTCACATTTGAGAGCAAATTTAGGTTTCCATTCATATCCCCTTCTAAAAACTTCATTTTTTAATTGAGTTATACAGGTTCTAAGAATAACAGAACTATCTGCAATATGATAAACTATAGGACCAGTCATCATTAAAGGATGGTGTCTTTCTTGTATTCCCATTTGGTAAACTTCTCTATCAGCGGGAACTGGTGTTGATTTTCTAAAGAAATTAGTTATTTTCCATCTTCTTCTTTCTTCGGGCATTATACCACCACTCCTGTTTCTAATTTATCCATAACACTCATTTTATTATTCTCCTTATATTTAGCAATATTTTCAACATAAATACCATCCTTAGCAAAGTCGTAATTAACGTGGTCTGCGTGATTAGCCCACTTCATCAACTTAAATAACTCTCCCATTCTTTCTTTAGCCCAAGATTGTTTTTTATGATTTTTCTTTATACGAATTAACTCTGTAAGAATATCTGCATTATCTCCTTTCATTCTATAATACGGTCTAGTTTTTGAAATTAACTTAGTAATATCATCTTGAGAATAAAAATTTAATCTTTGAACTGCCCTAGTTGCTTGAGGTGATTTTTGGTCTAAATGTAATTTACCAAATCCTAGTTCTTTATGTAGTTCAGTAACAAACGCTTTACCCCTATTACCTGTAGCAATTATTCCAATTCTAGGATTGTAGTTTCTATCCATAGTTATGTAACCATCTGAATCTATAAATGCCGCAGTATAAGCATAAAGGTCTTTTTTAATTTCCATTGGTAATTTATAATATTCCCCATCAATATTTGTAATATTCATTTTATCTGCTATTTTACAGATAATTTGTGGAGAAGCCCTTCTATGTAATTTAGTTGGTAATCTATCATATATTTGTCTAGCAGATATACCTTGTTCATCGCATACAGATTTTAAAACAAAATCATCTAATTGTTTAGACACATTTGTTTTAATAACTTGATTTGGAATATCAGTTACTATTTTTCTAAATTCTCTTTTTGAATTAGTCATTGTTTTACTTAAAGAAGAGTAATTAGAATTATACTCGCTACCTCTATGTAAACTTGCTTCCCAGAATTTACACAAACTTTCTATAATATCTCTCCTAGTTTTTTCGTCTTTAATAGAATGGATTTTCTTTAAATCTGATTCTGTATATCTCATTTGTCTTAATGGAGTTTCATAAGGTGCTAACCAATAGATAGATTTTATACAATCAGATAGGTGATTAGAATAAGCAACAATTAAATTCTCTATACCTTTAGTAAATTCTAACTTATTGTCTCCTTTTAACTTCCTTCTATGCTTCTTTAAATCTTTGACAACTTCTGGAATTGATTTATTTTCGATTGTATATTCTTTCGGAAAAGAATCTAATTGTGCCTTTGCTTCTGTAATATTCATATTATATTTTTTAGAAACACTCATTGCTACTTCATAGTCACTCATAAGAGGTAATGTTGAAATCCATTTTTGAGTATTCAATTCATCTTTAATTTCTTCTTCCTCATCTTTCAAATCAGCAAGTTCTCGGAGTTTATCTCCTTCTTCACTTTTAGAAATTAAGTCCAAACATTCCCCCTCCTATACTGAGCGCCTGTGGTTGCTCATTATCAAATATTGCCATATCATCTAATAAAACAATTGATTCTAACATATCATGTGTAGCGGAATTAGCAAGAGCAAGTCCCATAACTAAGTCATCGTGTGCGCCCACTCCTTCAAACTTTCCATTGTCAGTAATACTAAACATAGATAATTCCTCTATAATATTATCAGTCACCTTTCGTGATTCATCATTCCCTCTAGGGAATATAATCTTAGTATTCTCAATATTCATTTGTAGATTAAGAATAATTTCTTCTTTCTTTCTACGAGTCATCGTAACATCTCTAATATTTAAATCGGTTTCATTACGCAACTCTTGAGTAAAAGATTTAGCAAATGTATTTGTTTCAAAATAAATTACATCAGGTTCAAATAATTGAGCAACCATTTTTATTTTATTTATGTTATCTCTAAACTCTACATTCTTTTGTCTATCAACATAAATTATTCTTTTATTTCTTTGTTCATCTACTTCTAAAACCATAATAACATTATAATCACCATCAGTAGAAATAGCAGGGTCAACTCCTACATAGTAATTATATCCTGAATCTTTTCTATGTCTTAATCTTAGAATATCTTTTTTACCTGCTTCTCTACATGCATCTATATGTTCTTGGGCAAATAAAGCAGTTCCAGTAGATATAGGAATACAAAGATATTCTCTTGTAAATTTCAATGAACCTACTTCTTTTTTTCTTTGCATTAAAGAATCATAATCCCAACGAGAAGGCCATAAAGGTTCATTGTTTTGATTCAGACAGGGGTAGTTCCTAACAGTATAAACTTCTGAATATTCATCGCTGGCTAATAGACTAAAAATATCTGTATAAGTAAAAGGAGTTCCAATCATTCTAAGACTAGCAGTGTGGTGAAGTGTAGGAATCATATCACCAAAAAACCAATCTGTAACTTTTTTAATAGCAGTTAAACTGAATTCCTTTAAAGGGTCATCAATAATTATTTCTTGAGGATGAAGTCCTCTAATCTGAGAACCCACTGAACGTTCAAGAATTGAATTACCATTAGTGAGAGTAATGTTTCCTACCGCCCATCCTCTTGATGGCCGAAAGTGAGCAATGGTTGGATTGTTAAACAGTTTATCTATATCCCTCATGTGAACCATAGTCTGTTTATGGTTAGAAGAAATGTATAACATCTGATAAGGAGCAGGTTGAAAGCATAACTGCCATACTGCCCATGAATGCATAAATACAGATTTTCCGTGGTCACGACTACAGATAACAACAGTTCTATCAGTAGTATTCATTAATTCTAACCACTCTTGGTGAAAAGGAGTAAACTCAAAACCTAAAACTTCTGTAAAGAAATAAGGAAAAGAGTTTTTAGATAACTCTAAATCCATATTTCTACTAAAGTCTAAGTTTTTTATTTCCATATTAATCACCTAATAATATTGGGTATAACTGTCGTTATACGACTGATAGACACTTTTTAACCATGCTTCAAAATTCTTTCTTCTTGTAGGGTCATTTTTATATAATTCACTATATCTTTTTTTAGCCTGTTCATAATTTATGGGAAAATTCCAGTCACTAGGGTTAGCCTTTTTATTAACCAATTCTACTCTAGCAAGAACCTCTGCAACTTTTTTATTTCCATTAGAAAATTCCTTAGCCCACAATTTCAAATCTCTCAAAGGCTCCATATTCTCTTTAAGTTTCATTTTTCCGAATCCCATTAACTGAACCAATTCTGAGGGCATCCCCATTTGTTCTACCAGATATTCACCTGCTATATCATTAGGTTTAAATTCATAAATAGCAGAGTGTGTTCCTAAATCTTCGATAGCATCAATAACACTATCAGGGTATTGTAACATATATGCTAGATATTCTTTTTGTTCTTCAGGTCTTTCCAAAAATTTTGGGTCGGCTTTATCATGTGCCGCATGAATCGCTTCATGAGTAATAGTTGAAGTCATTCTGTTTGTAATTTCTTTATCGGTAGGTTCTCTACCTAATTCTCTTTTTAACTGAGCATAAACATTTTTATGAAATATTTTAATATGTTCTACAGGCTCTTTTAACCCTATTACTTCTTCTATAAGTTCTTCAGGCATCTCCATTCCTAAATCTCTTTTTGCCTCTGCTTGTATTTCAGCAAGTATTTCTCTATATCTTTTTTTACCTTCTGGAGTAGGTGTACCATAATATCCCATCATACCTTCATCAACATTTTTATCAGAATCAAAATCAATATCTACTTTTAGAATTTGCATCCATTTAGAAATGGACCAACTATATCCGCCTTCGCTGAAATTATCTTCAAAGTGTTGAATAACTTCATCGGGAATTACTTCATGTTCTGAAGGAGTAAATCTTGGTCTAGGGTTAAACTTACTACCTGCGGCTGTATAACCAGCAATAGTAGGAACATCGGGTTTATTTTGTAAGGCTTTTTGTCTAGTCTTTCCACCATATCCTCTAACTACAGACCAAGTTCCGCCTTTATACGCAAATTGTTTTCCCTCTTTTCCTTGTCTAACTGCAAAACCACTTATAGCAACTAATCGTGCTTTACCATTTTCATTAATAATAGCGCCATACCAGTTATCAACTGGGTAATTCTTTGTTCTTTCGTTTTTTATATTACGCATTATATATGGTTGGTCGGGATTACTAGCGTTCCACATCTCTTGCACTTTACTTTCACTTGGGCCTAAATCAATAATAACTTCGTTTTTATTACCTAAGAGTTCTCTTAGTCTATCGTGAAATTTTAGAGTATTAAACCAACCCATTTAATCACCACAACTTCTTACATGCTAAACATTTCGGAGTTGTGATTCTACCTTTACATTGGTCGCAATTATGTCTTGCTTTAAAATTGGCTCGCCTCTTAGGATTTTTATGAGTGCCACCGCCTCTATTTTTCCCTTTACCTTTGTAATTGCCATAACCTTTAGCGCCAGCATGAATTTTTTTACCTTCATGTGTTAACATCATAATTTTTTTACCTGCTCTATCACTAGTATAAACTCGACCTACTCTCATATCTTTTTTATCTTTTTTAAGTAAGTCGAACCAATCCATAATATCACAGTCCATCCATTAAAATAATGTCACCGTCTTTATGTGTTTTTATATTTTTCATTGAATCAAGCACTGCTTTACATTCTTTTTTAGATAAACCAGTTTCTTTGCATAAAACATCTAAACCAGCGGCCCCACCTTCTTTCTTTAGAGTTCTAATGATAATTGGTTTTGGGTCAGCCTTTTTTTCTCTTAGTTGTCTAAAGTCTTCTCCAGTTATTTTACCATCACCATCAGCATCTATTCTTTTTTGGTTTCCAGTTAGTGCTTTTTCTTCTTCATCTTCATTATCTACTTTATGTGTTCCACAGTGTATCTTCAATATATCTTCCCATGTCATTATTGTTCACCTCTTTCTTGATTTTCTTTTGAGCGCTTATCGTCTGTAATTGGCCCACCCTTAGCCCATGTATAACATGTTCTAGCGGAATGGCATTTGAAATGGTGCATCCAGCAATAACCTAAACGACCATCATCATCTAGTTCTAACGGCATACATTCTTCCATTCTAGGAGAAATATCAAATGCAACACAATTACTACAGTTAGACTTTTTAGCCACATCAGCAGTAGTATTCCACCTTGCCGCATACCTTTCCCAGTATTCCTCATCATCTAAGTTTAAAGGGCCATATTGAATATGTTCGGCTTTAACAGCACTATCTCTATTTTTAGTGTTTAACTCTAAATCTTGAGTCGCTCTAGGACAGGCCATTTCTTTTAATATTATTTCCCAACTCATGCTTTCATCCTCTGTGTTTTTCTCTTGCTAGACTCCTTTCGGGATAAAGCAACCTTATGAGCCGCATTTAATCTCTTTTTCGCTTCAGGGTCTTTAGCCCTTTTAGCCGCAACTCTCGCCCTTTGCTCTACTAAGTTAATAATTTGTGATTGTCTTTTATGTGGTTTATTCTTAAATGCAGAACTAGAAAATGTTTCTCTAACATCTTGTGCTGTTTTAAATTTTACAGGTACAGTATCTTTTGGATTCTCATCAGTGTATAACCTTCTAGTAGAACCTTGAGGTTTTTTACCCGTTCCTTTTCTTGGTTCTTTCTTTAGAATAGTTTGCCAACTCATGTTCCCTTTCTCCGTTTATATGTTTTACATGCGGCACAGGTTGGTCTACATCTTCTCTTTGTTCCTTTAGATGCATCTTTTCTACCACAAGGTTTAGGCCCATCTTTACTTCCACAAGATGAACAATCAATCCATCCCCCTTGTGTTTTACCACCTTTTTCTTTTCCACCTCTCCTAGAAAACCATCCATGAAGTCCAGATTCTTTTTCTCTTTTGAAATTATCTCCACCCTTCATTGTGTCTTCCCAAGACTTTTTAACTTTCTTAGATTTATTACCCCAATTAGCCGCACCAACTTTTCTACATCTAACTAATGCGCCACTAGCATAAGCACTGGGCCATTTTTTGTAACGACTTCTTACCTTATGGTAACAAGCGTCTTTTTTAGATTTCAAAGTTTCTTCCCATAACATATTACTCACCTAAACATTGCTTTAACTGTATAAACTACTTCTTCATTTATTCCATAATTTCTTGAAATAGATTCGTAAGAGGAAACCGCCTTAACTATTCTATCAATTTCAGTAGCAGTTAAATCCATTCTATGTTCTTTATGTATTTTATTAATAACTAAACCCATGTGGTCTACATCAGTTAATGATAAACTAGATTTAACAATAGGTTTATTTTCCATTTTTCTAATAGTATCATGAGCGTATAATAAAGACTCATTTATTTCATCCATTTTATGGAACTCATCAAATAATCTATCTAACCGCAGTAAAGATGCGTATAAATCTTTATCCATTCCAATCGCTAATTTTTTCTCTGCTCTAGGGTCTGAACCACCTTCACCGAATACATCTGGTTCTCGTTTAGGCGCACCTGCTCTATAACTACTAACACCAAAAAACGCCGTAAACTCTGGAAGATTAATAGCATGTCTTAACATGTCTATTGGGTAATTTTTTCTCCTTCTATCTTTATCAGGTTTTAAATCACCAAAAAATCTTTGCAATGCTTTAGTTTGGTTTTTTATATCGGCAGTGGGCATAGCACCTTTAATTACATTTAAAACGGAAATTTTATTCTTCTTATCAAATTGTTGACCGAATATTTCATTTAATGCTTTTGAAGCCCTTCTAGCGGTTTGCCATAATCTCTTTTCATCATCCACTAAAGTTCCTTGTGTCGCTAAACTCATGAAAGTAATTAACGCATCAATATCTTTCTTTCTTATATCATCCATTCCTTTCTCTAATAAAGAACCAATAGGGCTTACTAATTGTCCTTGTTTATCTCTAACCATTTTAGATAAATTTAACCAAGCACTTCCTGTTGACCATCTTGGCCTCTCCTTCGCTTGAACATAAAATTTTCCAGATAAAGGTTCAATATAATACTCATACATAGCATTCATTAAATCATTCCATTGTTCAGTTAATTCTGTTGGTAATTTTCTATTAATACCTTGAGAGGCTATTTGTTTTATAGCACCAAAACTACCACCTAAAGAACCACCGTCTTTATGGTCTTCTTCTGATATTCTTTCATTATAAACATCAAATGCATCTCTAACTTCCTTCCCAAAAGTAGTAAGAACTTCTAAGAAATCCTCAGTCATTTCATTAACTTCATCAAGATATTGTTCATTAATTACCTTTTTTTGCTTTTTACCCTTTTTACCTCTAGCGAAGTCTTGGAAGAAAAGTCCAGTATCTTTTGGTAATTTAGTAGAAGTTTCTCTTACTTCTAATACATTTTTTAATTTGGATTTTTCAGGAGTTTGAACTCCAGTAGTGAATTCTAAAAGTTCTTTAGGTTGTTGCCTTGCGTAATATTCATCTTCTATAAATGGAGATATAGGTAAATGATAAGGGGCCTTTTTCCTAGTCATAGATATGTTATTTGCCCACTCATCAAATTTAGAAATAAACTCGTCAGTTAATTGTTGGTTTTCTTTAAATACAGGCATCATTGATAATAAAGACCTGTATTCTCCACCACCAATAAGTAAATTTCTAAGTTTTCTTAAATCTCCTATAGGTATAGGCATGTCTTCATACTCATCACTGTATTTATACCAAAAGATAGGGTCAACTGGTATCGCCTTAGTTTTAGTAGTTAATTTTATTTTTTCCGTTTCATCAACTACTTCTTGAACTGCTGGACTCATAGAAGCAGTTTCAACAAACTTGGGGCGGTCTTCTTCATGCAGAGTATCAAAGACACCTTCATGCTCTACGTTTTCTCCCACTCTTTCATCTTCTTTACCAGCAACTTCTACTTGTGCTTTTGGCGCTTCACTTATATCTTCATCTTCTGATATACCTTTTAATTCTAAAAACTTACCAATTAACCTTATAGCAAAAGGAAGTCCTTCTTCTACCTCCATAGAAAAACTATTTAATTTTAAAACATAATTAGGTATAATTATATTTCCTTGTAAATATTTTTTCTGATATAAGTCTTGAACTTCACTTAACGCTTCCTTTAAAGTTTCATCTTTATTTTTTTCAAACAACTCATTCGCCGCTTTATTAAAATCCTCAAAAGCATCTACAACTATAGTGTGTTTTTTATGTATTCCTTCCCAGTAATCATATATCCTTTCTCTAGTTTCCCATCTACCATAGGGCAAATTACCTATTTCTTCTATCCAACCTAAATTTATTTTTTTCTTTGAACCACTAACTCTAGCCTGTTCTAACTTTGACTTTCTTTTATCTAATAATTTTTTTAGGAAATCAATATTCTTATTTATCTCTCCTTTTTGAGTATCATCTGTAACTGCTGGATGACCAGATTGTGATAAACTCTCTAAATCATTTTTAGCCTTATCAATTTTATCTTCATCATCTATTTGTCTTTTAACTTTAACATTATCTAAATCAAAACCTGAAACAAATAAATCTTCATAATTAACATTTCTTTTTTTATTACGCCAATCAAATATTTTACTTACTAATTTATTAAATTCTTCAAAAGGGTTTACATCTTTTTGTTTTCCCTCTGGAAGTTGAGTAGCCAATTCATCTCTCAATTCATTAATCTCTTTATCTAGTGCTTCCTCAGACGCATCAGGATTAGTTGTTTCTAAATGGTCATATAAGTCCTCTGAAAACTCATCCCATTTTTGGTTTTCCCACGCTTCTTTTGCTTTTTCTTTCCAATCTTCAGTTATCATTATTTGTCCTCCACTATTAATTTTCTTCTTTTTAATAAATTTATAATACTAGTTTTACCTTTAGTTTTACCAGCCTTTGCTTTACCTCTAGTTTCTTGAATTAAATGTTTAGCAGGGTTTTCAACTATTTCTTTTACTTTATTTTCTGCTTCTTCTTTTAGCCAGTCTCTAACTTTAGGTATATCTTGTTCTATAGCCGCCACTAAATCTTTCACTATATTTTTTATTTCTGCGTCAGATTTTGGATTTTCTTCGTCATACTGTAAATCATCTATAAATTGAGTGTAATTATTAACACCTAATCTACTAGTGAATGCTCTACCTAATTTAGTTAAAATAGAAAACAAATCCTCAAATGACGGCCCTTTTACATTAGAAGTATCGAATCTCAAAATATCTTTAAAATCCTTTTCATTATCAAGCGCCGAAAATACAACAACTGCAACATCTCTTTCTTTTTGATTAAGCCCTTCTGTTCTACTTTGCATTGATGATTGTATTTGTGGTGTTATTGTAACTTTTGGTTTTGCTTTCTTTCTAAGTGAATTTATCATTCTAGTATAGGTATTACCAAATCTTTCTCTTACTTCCCCTACAGTATCTAAGAGTTTAATAGTAGCAATAAACTCATCTAACTTATCTCTATTAGATTTGTCAAGATATTTTACTCCTGATTTCTCTTTAATGGGGTTAGTAAAAAGAGGTTGTAATATTTTAAAGTCTTCCACTCCATCATCATGTGTAGTTTCCTTTTCTATTATATCTATTGCTTTTGTATAATCGATTTTAACACCGTTTTCATCTGTTAATTCTCCTAATTTCTTAATAAAATTTAATTCCACATCATTAACAGATAAAGAAAGATAAGGAGTTATCTCTGTATCTTCATCCACTATTTTATTTAATAAAGGATAAAGAGAAGAATCAGGGTTAGTAAATTGTTCCTTTAAATATAGTTCCTTTTCCTTTTCATTTTTAGATTGGAATTCAATTCGTTCTAAATCTGAAAGTCCAACATCTGATGATTCATAATTTTCACCAGTTAAAGTTTTAAATTCCTTACCACCTGCTTCTATTATTCTTTTAATATAATAATTCATAATAGCATTTTTATTTTTATAAAGTTGTTGTGTTACATTAGTTACAAAATCAGCATATATAGTGTTAGTATCAGAATACTCATCATCTAATAATTGTAAAACAATCTTATGAGTTCCTTTAGGATTTGCTCCCTTTGATGCTCCAGTTATCAAATAAGAATTCTTCAATTGTTCTGGTATTAAACTACGCCCTTTACGCAATATATACCCGTAATAATATTGAGCCTGACTAAAAGTAAAATTTGGATTTACTTTATATTTTTCAAATTCTTCCACTTGTTGTTGTAATAAGTCTGCTTGAGATAATCTAGTTCCCTCTTTCTTTGGTGTTGTTTTATAATCTTCTTCTGCTTGCGCTGTAATTAATTTACCAACGCCAAAAACTCTAACAACTGGTAACGGTTTAGTCGAAATTTTTAGGTTTTCAGTTTTAAGTTTCTCCTTAATTTTTCCTTGTAAACCTCCAAATTTATCTTTTTCGATAGGACTAGAAATAATTTCTGCCTTTTCTTTTTTAAAAGTAACACCATCTATTGAATCTAATTTTAAACTATTCCATTTTTCAGGAGGCATTCCTTTATTAGATATGATTATTTTTCTTTTATCTAATAAACCTACATTGGAAAGAATAGTTCTAATATTAGGTTTAAGTTTTAATCCGAAACTTTGTAGTTTATCATTTACTTTAGTCTTATCTCTAATATTAGAATTGAATTCCTCTAAGAGTTTTAATTGTTCGCCTTTAGATAATTCAGTTATACCTGTTAAAGCCTTAATAGCAGACTCAGTATTATTCCAATCTGTTTTACGTTTAAATTGAGTTTTAGCCCCTGATTTCGATTTACCTGCTGAAGCGGTGGTTCGTAATTTAGGTAAAACTATATCTACATATTTACCAATAATAGTGCGTATATGTTTTGGTCTAGTAACAGGATTAGCACCAGAAGCCAAACTACCAATTTTTGTTCTATCCCAAGCATTGGGATTTTCTTTCCATTCTTCTAATTGATAAATTGTTGCCCAAATATCACTACCAGACCCACTAGGAAAATCACCTTTAACTACATCGTTAATAAATTCATCATTATCTAAAGGTATATTTTTATTACCTTCTCTATCTTGAGTAAGACTATGATATTTAATAAGATTAAACCAAGAAACATAATCACCCTTAGCAGGGAATTTATTTCCTAATCGTTGAAGCCAAGTAATATCTTGTTTAAGAAGAAGCAAAGACCAACTCATTGTAATTGCTCCTGTAATTTAGATTTGATGTCCAACCAAACTTGGGGGTGTTGCTGTGCTAATACTTCTTGGACTACCTGCATTTGAGCGACAATAATGGTGTCCTGTCTTTTATGAACAAGTTGGCCTTTAAACTCCAACATGTATTTTAATGACTCACGTATTTCTTTAGCAAGTTTGGTTAGACTGTCAATGTATTTTGGATTTAAGTCGTCTTCATCAAACAACATTTCTATTTTATCTTCTAATCTATGAATGTTATCAGCAAGCATATCTACTTCATTTAATTCTTTTTTTGCTATTTCCATCGCCGCAGACTTTTGCACAATAGGTTTCAAATGCTTTTTCATATGTTTCATTACTTGTTGACGAGTTATTCCTAAATCTGCCGCAACAGTTGTAGGGGATATTTCTCCTTCATGAATGGCTAACTCTAATTCTTGTCTTTGTGGACTAGTGCATAATGCACATCTAGGATTTGACTGGTCGGTATATTCCGTGTCCATGTGATTTCTTAAATGCCTTGAAGAAACACCGCTAGGCCATCCCATTTCAGCATCCAGTTCATCGGGAGTAATTTGTAAAGAAGTTAATCTTTCTTCTAATTGCTCTCTATCAGGATGTTGACAGAACCTACAGCGTTTTCTTGTTTTAGCCATTAGTATTCCTCACTTATCTTGCACATTACTTCTTCCTCTTAATGGGTTGTCTTTTTGCGCTCTCATCCATTGTATAACATTGCGCCATTGGTTCTTGGCATTTTTTCCGTCTTTTTTCTTAAGGAACATTCTACCCCTTTTTAGCATAAATGGTAACATCTCATCACTTTCTGACATCAAATTTGCCTCGTCAATATACGTTTCTAAACGGTTAAATTTTTCAGTGTATTCTTCAAGTAAACGCAAATTTTCCTTATCAGCCTGTTCTTCTCTAAATTCTTCCATTTCTTCGGGTGCAAAATCTTCTGCATCCATTCTTTCTCTAGCACTTAATCCTTTCAAAATATCTTTCCAGCCCATTTTATCATCTCCATAAACTAGCGACCCAACTTTTCTTAACTGGTTTAGGTTTTAGTTCCTCTGGGATGTCATCTCCCCAATTTCTCAATACTCCTTTTACACCACCGTCATCGGGAGTATAAAATAATCTACCATCGGGCGCTTCGAAATCACCTTTTTCTCTCATAACTTTATTGATAACTCTAAATAATAAAGGACGTGTAATTTTAATTTTAAACTGTTTAATGTTTTCATGACCTACTATATCTTGAAAACCACCAATAGCAGTTATAAATTTAGAAGTTAATCTAGTAACGTTAAAAGGTTTAGCATTTATATTATCTAATATCCTACTTGGGCCTCCACTGTAAATAACTTTATTGGAAGCATTACCAGTTCCATAAGTTCCAGCAGATTTCATTATTTTTCTCACATAATTAGCGAACAATTTCCAGTCTGCTAATTGTTGCGCCTTTTTATCCATATTGATTCCACCACCACTTGTAGCAAAATCAACAATTACTTCATCTATTTCAGCACCTTTTATTTGTTTATCAAATCTTTCTAATAAACCCAATAAACCAATAGAAACTAATTTTCCTTTACCTTCAGATACACTTGAATTAGCAAACATGGCTTGATGCATCGGTGGAGTTTGAGGGCCATTCATAGGACCATACCAAGATTCAGGAACAGGACCCATTTCATTTTCTTCTCCTTTAACTTTAGTTCTCATCTCTACATATTTAGGAGTTCTATAATGGCCGTGGACCACTTCTTTATCATCCACTTCAAATCCATCACCGCCCGCTTTAGCAGATATAGATACAGGAACAGTGAAAGGAATATTTTTTGGGTCAGCATCTTCATCTCCAGAAAATGATTTTATTGTTTTTGTAAATTCTTCCATATCTTCTGCATCTTCTTCTGTAATTAACTCATCACCTGAAGTTAATATTCTTTTAAAATCTTCTAATTTATTTTTAAAGAATGGCTGTTCTACCCCTTTACGGGATGCGGCGGTAGTTACATGATTTTCTAAATGTTCATATAAAGTATCAAAATATTTTTTTCTCTTTGGGGTTCCTCTACTTGTATTAGCCGCAGAACCAACAACTCCAATATCTTCATTACTCAATTCTTTACATCTATTAGTCCATGTTTCAAAATCTTCTTTTAACTTAGAATGTATTTCTCCTACATCTTGGTCTATAAAAGAAATCACCCCATCTGGTCCTTTAAACCTAACTAACTGTTTTTTCTTTACTGGTTTCTTTTTAGCCTTTAAAATTGGTTCTCTTTTCCATAGTTGACTTGTCCAACTCATTCTTCATCTTCCTCCTTTTTCTTTTTCTTTTTTCCGTATATGGGTTTACTTTCAATTCCAGCATGAGTGCTTGTAACTGCACCTGCAAGTTTTAACATTCTAGTCCAGCGGCCAGTTCCTTGTTTACCCTTTAACTTTGATAAAATAGGTAAACGGTATTTCCTAGCAATTTTAAGTTCTGCTTCAGGCTGGTCCATATTTCTAAATCTCATTTCCTCTTTCATTTCAGTAACGTATTGTGGATAATCTCTAACAAATTCTGTTTCAATGATAGCCTTATTTAATAAGGGATTAAAAACTGATTTTTTAACTGTTTCTAATTGGTCTAGTTCATCAATATATCTATCAAGTAAATCATCTAAGGGACTTTTTAATAACGTACCTTCCCATTTTTTTTCTGAAGTAGGGTCTTGTTTTACTAAATATTGAATCATTTTATTCCTTATTGCATCGAGTTTACGCCTATGTTGTGCTTGAACGTGACTTCGGCCTTTTTCGTCAACACCGATTTCTTTGTTTTTTAACTTCTGTGCATAGTCTACAAATTTACCTAGTGTTACTTGAGTTAAGTTTTTATTCTGTATTGCTAAGTCTACAGCAGAATCTAGCCGTTTAAGACGCATATCTAAATCTTTATATCTTTGTGTAAAAGGTCTAGTATCTCTTTGTTCGGGGCTAAATTGACTGTGATATTCTTGATACTTACTATCTTGAGTTTGGGTTCCCATTTGTGTAGGGTCATCTAAAAATTCATCTATTAGTTGTTGTAATTGTTTATCAGGAGTTACTTCATTTAAATCCTCTATTACCTCATCTATTTCTTCTTTTGATGGTTCTTTACGAGGGGTTAACTTTCTACCTTCTCTAATTATATCTTGATTATGACTTTCTGCATCTGCTCTATTTTCATAACCAAAGTAAGGAGGTTGGATATAACTTTTCTCTCTACCTTTATCTTGAGGTCTATTACCTTCACCATACTGACTTGGCTCAAAGGTTTCATAATCAGCCCTTAATATAACCCACCTTTCAGAAAATTTTTTCCACCAATCAGATGCTTCGTCAAGAGTTTTACTTTCTGGTTTTACTCCAATAATATCAGTAAATTTTTTATATTTATCCATTCCCATTACATTACGCAAAAACCCTGCTTCTGGAGACTCACCGAAATCAGATGGTGTTCCAAACCTTTTACGAATCATATCACGATACCTATTCTTTGTTTCTTTATAGGCTGGTGCATAAACTTCTTTTAGATTTTTAATCTGATGAATTGTTCCTTTCATTATTTTCATTTAATCCACCTGCGTAAATGCACTTTTTCTATGCTTCTTTCTTTTCTTTTTTTCTTCCTCTTTAGGTTTTACAGGTTTCTTTTTTAATACTTCTTCCCAACTCATGTTCCATCACCCATATCTTTTGGAACTTTCATTGGGCAATAAGGAGGCGCTGATGTTTCCCCTTCCGCTGGTAACTTTAATGGACAAAAACCAGTTAAAGTAGCAATAAATTCTTTACATTTAGGGCATGTTCCAGAGTATTGAGTTTTTCTTTTATGAATAGAGCCTTCATCGTTTCTAAGTAACTCTGTCCATGCCATAATCTCACCCAATATCTAACCGTAACTATATCTCATTTAATATTATATTGTTTCTTTAATATACTTTTCCACAATTCCCCACTAAACTTAGACTTCGCCTGTTGAAGTAAGAAATCCTCATCATTCTTACCAGTTTTAACGGCTAATTCTAATAAAAAGTCTAAAATTTCACCAATTTTCCTTCCACTCAGTCCTTTATCTAAAAGGTCTTGCCCAGTTACGGCCAATTCTTTCAAATTTGTCGGTTTTCCTTCACTTTTCATTGATTTTAGTTGCTCACTTAACGTTTTTTGGTTTTTGGCTTTCTGTAATGCATCAATATTACGAATAATATCATTTTTATCAGTCATTTTAGATAAAAATTTAACAATATTAAGGTCATTTACATCTAGTTTTTGAAAATCCATAACTGCTTTAACTATTTTAGCGTCTTTATTAGATAATTTCATTAAATCTTGTAACTTCTCACTACTTGAATCTTCACCAAATAACGCCAAAAACGCTGGAAAAGCATTTTTATCCAATTTATCCATTAAAGGATTAACTTTTCCATTACTAAGTATATGTCTCATCAATCCAGTTTCGACTAAAAGTTCAACTCCTATTGTGGGCTTCAGGGATTTTTCGAACATTTTTCGAAATTCTTCTTGGAATCGCTCATTAGAAACAGTTGTAATTTTTTGAGCATTTTTCTTTATTTCTTTCATTGTTTCTTCTTCTATTTTAAACTCAAATCTAGCCGCAAATTGAACAGCCCTTAACATCCTTAATGGGTCATCTTCAAACGCTTTTGGATTAATTACAGAAATTTGTTTGTTTTTTATGTCAAGTTGACCTCTACCTTCAATATCTACTAGTTCTCCAGTTTCAATATCCTTAGCAATTGCATTCATCCAAAAATCTCTACGCAATTGTTCTTCTTCTAATGTAATATCTTTACCCAATTTAACTTCGAAATCCTTGTGGCCTTCCCCAGTGCTTACTTCTATACGTGGAACAACAATATCCACAGGTTCTCCCTTTTCACCAGTAGGATTAAATTTTAAAACTCCAAAACTTTTACCAACTAAATTGACTTTACCATGTTTATTTAACAATTCTTGTAAATCTTCAATGTCTATTCCAGTAATTATCAAATCTAAATCTTTTGACACTTTACCTAGAAACTCATCTCTAACTGCTCCACCAATTTGATATATTTTACCGCCCATAGATTTTACATCTTGGCGCAACTCACTAGTGATTATATCCAATGAAGTCTTTAAAATTTGCATCCATCCCATAATATCACCTATTAGGAATTTCTTCTACAACTCCACTTAACTTACCACTGTATTTTTCAAAATCCTTAATCTGATTCGAATGAAATGGTTTACCACCATCAGGACTAACTGCAATAGTAACATGAGCAAACTTATCATCATCTCTCTCAGCATCTACTTTAACAGCCATTGCCCTATCATCAATACCAATAGCAGTAATATTCATTGAAACCTTATCTCCCACCTTATATTTTGAATCTCGCAACGGTCCAAGTTTAATTGTCATATGATGAGCAATAGGTTTCCATCCTTCGGGAACTAACTCTAACAATTTATTTCTGGATTCATCATCAAGAACAACAGCGGAATAACTGATACTTTTCAAGATGGTTTTCCAACTCATCTCCTATACCTCTTATTTCTCTGTCTTCTTTGATAATCCCTTTTTCTCTTTTCTTTATCTTTTTGCTTTCGTTCCCTTTCAGCAATATCTCTTGCATATTGAGCCTGTTCTTGTTGTTCTTTCAAAGGAGTAGTCAAATCTTTATCTTCTCTTGCTTTATTTTGTCCTCTGTCTTCAAACCCTTCCCCAGCATTCCATATATCTTTAGGTATAACATTATCCTTTGGAGGTTGTCTACCATCTTTAGGATAAATGGTATTAAAAATTAGAGTCTTTCTGTCAACTTTATGATTATACTCTGAAGAAGGCAACCTATCTCCTATATTTAGAGAATCAACTAAAACTATCTGTAAGTTACTTGTGTCTGGAAATCTCCAAAACCAATAACTACCCTTTGATAAACTACCTAACTTTTCTATCCATTGGGGCATTTCAGTTTCATTTGGAGGGCCGCCTCTTTTATCTCCCCGATACATATAATGAGGTCTAACAATAACAGAGGGAGATTCTCCTGACCCTGCCTCTATATTACCATAACCTAAATCATCTTCTCTTTTTTCTTTAGCGGTATCTTTATATTTAAAAGTTGACCACGAACTAGGAGGAGCCCATTTTAGAACCTCTTTCCATTTATCTACAGATTTAAACGTTAATCGTTGTCCACTTGGAAAATCAGTCGAATATTCTGCATCAGGGTCAAATTCCATATCTTCAAATTTATCTGTAACCTTACCTTTAGGAGTTATAAATTTAGCACCTTTTTCTCCTTTCGCTGAAACAGCAATAGCATCTTGATTATACTTATCCGCCATCTCATAAATCTTACTTTCTAAACTAGTAGGAACTCCAGTTAGCATAAACGAAGGTTCAGTTCCCCATTGTCCACTTCTACCAGTAGCAGAAGTAATAGTGAATTTATTCCCTACATTTAATCTTGCTAATTCATCTAACATCTTATCAGACAATCTACTCTTTTCCTCATTGGGAATATCAGGGTCCTCTATAGGAGCAATCCAAATATTACTTTTATCGGGTTCAACTAACCTTTCAACATTTTTAGGGTCAAACCCTTGTAAAGTAGTTTGTCTTTTCTTAAGACTTCTTATTATATCTTCGCCGCCTTTATCTTCAATATCGTATCTAGCATTACTACTCCTTAGCATTTCTTCAAGAATACCATTAATAGCAGATTGTCGCTTCTTTTTATTTTTACCAATCCGAAAATAATAATTAACCATATTACGATTAATCTTATCTAAATTACTATACCTAACATATTTATTTCTGTCTTTAGGCATAGCGTCATTCTTAATACCATTAATTAACTCAAGCCATTTTAAATCAATTGGCGCTTTAAGAACATCTTCCCAACTCATGCTACCACCTTGTTCTCCAGCCAATTCGCCAACCGAGTTAATTCCGCCAAATCAACTCCTGTCTTATAACCCCGACTATGCGCCCAACTAATCAACTTATTCGTAGAAAGATTATTTCCACTATTCGGCATAAAGGGACATCCGCCCAACCCACCAACACTCGCATCAAAAGTAGTTACACCCCATTCGATTGCCGCCTCTACATTCCGAAACATATCATTAGCACCCTCATGTAAATGTAATGCAATCTCAACAGGTAAACCTCTAGTCAACTCCAACGTCTGTAACAACTTACTTGGATAACATGCTCCAACCGTATCACACAAAACAACCGTATTACCTAATTCAGAAGCCATCTTTAGAACCTCTAACATTTTATATTCATTCGGAAGTCCTTCATATGGACAACCAAACGCACAAGAAACATAAACCCTAACATTCTCTTTATCGACCCCATTCAACATCTCAGCATACTCGGCATAAAGCAAATCTAAACGCTTCCCCCAATTCCTAACATTAAATTCCTCAGAAGGAGAAAAACACACATTAAACCTAGTAGCACCAACTTCCTTTGCCCTCTCAAACCCTTTTAGATTCGGCACAAGAACTCCAAAATCCGCCAAACCCTTAGTTCTCTCAACAACATTTTCAGCATCCGCTAGATTAGGAACTCTTTTTGGATGAACAAAAGACGTAACTTCAATATTCTTTAAACCAGCCCTATGTAAAGACTCTATCATATCCACCTTTTCATCAGTAGTTAAACTTCCTTCCCAATTTTGCAACCCATCTCTAGGCCCAACTTCATAAATACTTATCACTTAAACAGCCGCCTAATAAATTTATGAAAATTTTTGCCATATCTCGCTAATGCTTGATTCAAATCCTGTGGAAATACATCTTTTTGTGTTGCTCCCCAACCCCTGTTATCCATTAACTTTCTATGAGCCAACTCTATTCTAGTTAGTTTTTCCTTATCTTTAGAATTTTTAGCCCACCTATTGACATACAAGATTAATTTACGAATAATATCCGCAGTGTCTTTAAACTCTCTACCTTCTGAGGAAAACCCTAACGCATGTAAGGCTCTATTTTTAGGTTCTTTCATTGTTTTAGGGTGCTTAAGATAATTCTTTAATGCCAAATAAGTGCTTTCTGGAAACATAGACATATAAGCAATATATTCCGCTTGTTCCATTGGCCTATCATCAAATTCTGGGTCTGCCTTATCATGACCAGCGTGACCTGCTTCATGCATAATTATTCTTTTAATGTATTCAATAAGTTCATCTTCTGTTGGTTCTCTATCCAAGTCTCTCTTTAAACCCTGATAAATTTTATGATGATTAATTTTTATTCCTTCCAATGGAACATCTTCTCCCGCCTCTAATCTTTTCATATATTCAGGCCAATTAGCAACCCTTCTTTTCCAATAATGACCATAGCCTTGAGGCGCTGTATGAGTCTCCGCTTCAAAGTCTATATCGACCTTAAGAATATCAAACCATTTGGGGGTCATTTCTATCACCTAACTTTTTCAAAAAATGGGCGGTAATTTGTGTGGGACTAGCAAAAAATTTTTTGGCCGTTTAAATCTATTTCCAGCCAATACCCGTTTAACTCTTATCCTCCATCAATGACAGTATATCTTCTTTCGTAAATAACTCGCTCAGTACTTTAGACTTTAAAGTACTAGCAGTGCATTCTTTATAACTTACAGGGGCAACATTATGTATATCTTTTAGCGTTAAAAGCAAGCCTTTTCTGTTACTTTTAACCGTAGCGTTTAAGATGTTTTTCTTTATGTCGAATAAGTTATTAGTAGTCATAAGATAACCTGTTGAGAGGTATGCAGATAGGCTTAATTAATAGATATACCGTTTAAAGTGTTACTTTTAACCTTTAAAGCACTCAATTAATCGTTTACGGTTAAATAAAAATTTTTCTGCAAAGCCATATGGTTGTGTGCTTTGCCCACATCAACCTCATAACTTAATTAAAATCCTGTAGATATGAAAAAGAAGCATCAAACAGATACGGATTATAACAACGAATTAAGAAGCACAGGGCAATTACCTAGACGTGGAAAGAATAGGCAACATCCTATTAGACCAGAGATAAACTACCATAGGCCACTAAACAAATTAAGAAGATGGAAACCATCAAGTGGAAAAACAGACGGGGTGAGAAAATGAGAATACAAATGAGTTACGGGAATTTAATTCATCAAGATGGAACAATTGAAAGAAAAACCACATACCACTTTGACAGTTTAGAAGAACTATTTGACTTTAGAGAGTCAATGACTTCAGAGCATATAGTTGACTTAGAAAAAACAATTATAGAAATTTCCGAGTATGTAGAATTTGAAAGATATATGATTGAAGGAGATGATGATGATGAGTGATGAATTAGTAACTATATGTGACTCATGTAATGAGCCAACAGAACTGATAACTTGGGAAGATAGTGAAGAAGTCTGTTACGGTCATGGTAGAATATCAACTGAGTGGTTCGAATGTGAAGGTTCAGAATGTTGTCGTTCTGAAACTACAGAATGGCCTTTAGGGTTTTGGGTAGAAGAACATCTTGAAATAGCATTAGAGTTCGGTTATATAACACAAGAGGAATATAATCAAATAATGGGGGAAACAGAATGAATGGACATTTCACTTATGATAGAGATTGGGAGTCAATCGAGAATATGTTAGTTAAGGCTGAAAGGAAACAAAACTTTCACTCAATTGAAATGAGTAAGGACTTACCTAAGAAAGAACGAATATATCATATGCGTCAATTCAAGGCTCTCGAAGGGGTGATTAAATCCCTTCGTTGGGTCTTGGGTGATAAGGACGTTGAACATCCTTTGGTGTGAGCCATCGGGTATTGACAAAGCATACCATATGGTAGTAATCGCTTTGCCAGTAAATAACCCTAAAAAAATATAAAAAAAATTGGTCAATCCTAGCAACATGGAAAAAATGAACTAGTGGGGCGATTGACCAGTTCCCCAGTGGAATAAAGGTGGAGTAGAAGGATTGACTACCTTCATCGTGCCAGTGGGCAAACCCCCACTATGGTATTGGTCACCTCGAATTTCGTTCGAAGCGCACGAACTACGGTTATCCAAGTTGCTAGTTACACAACTCCCCTTTTGAGGTTCAAGGACTTTTCAAAGAGGTTAATGCTCTGACTCTCGCCCGTCACATCAACATTTGCCACACTACATGGAACCGTATGCCTTACCCCGCAACCAGTGAGGTATTCGGCCATACTCCGTAGGGTTAATTACGCCCTACAACTATAGTAATGTAGTTTAATTATTAAGGTAGACTACAAAGTGCCTACCATATGGTGTTAACTTTGTATAAAATACCTTATAGGAATTAATTAATTATACTAATATGCACGTAGGAGTAGTATTAGCAGAGATAGCATTGGATGAATTTGATGGATGTGAAAGAAGAATGTTCGAATTGATGGGAATGGAAAACGGATGTAGATGTCCTAGTTGTGAAACCTAATAGGTTTCCTTTAGGTCTATAACAACAAAGAAGTTATGACCATATGGTATGTTGCTTTGCTAATTATATACCTTATATGGTGTAAGTGCTAGTTTTAACATGAACGAACTACCTAGATATGTAAGTGATAATGAACGAATGGACAATACTTGTGTTTTACATGTTTGTAGAACTGGTGAAAAAGAACAGTTTTACACCTTGTATCATGAAGGATTAATTAAAATGCCCTATGGTATGAGTAGGTTCTGTGACTTCCAGCAGAATTTAGCACATTCCTTAACTGATGCTCTTGATAAGGCTACAAACCGATTTAACCAAATGGTTGAGAAGGGCTTTTGGGATGCAGTAGAAATTCAATACCATGAAACTCCTAGAATGAAATATAACAAGATGGAAGCATTTGGAGCAGAATTTAAAACTGCTAAATCTGGAAAAGTTATGTGGGCTAGGGCTACCTCCGCTTTTTGGGATTTTTGGAGAGAAGACAAACAAGCAGTTAAAGATGCAGGGTTTTGGGTGAAAAAAATGGATTCAGGTTGGATGGTATTTTGCAGACACAGTGCAGAATACGATTATTCCTAATCGTTAGCGCCCTTCGGGGCCATTTTTTACAAAGTTAAGACCATATGGTAATGAACATTTGTAGTTATTACTAACTTTTCAACATTAATTGTCACATGTTACAGAAAACCAGACATTCGCTACATTTTTCACAAACCATATGGTAGGGAACTTTGAGGACTACCTTATGTATAACTTAATTTACAAATAGTATGAACGCAAGTGATTTAGTAAAGGGAGAATGGTACATAATCAATAACTTTGGTTATGACTTAAGAGCGCAACTATTAGAAAGTCCAAAAAGAGGACGAGGATATAAGAATGTAGTTTTAATGCATGTCTTCGGTTCTGACATTGGCTTTTATGATGAAATGGGCTCAGTATATGTGAGTGACATCGTAAGGAGGTTGGAGTAAATGGGTATAGATGTTAGACAATATACAACAACTGTTGAAGATTTTCTTGCTCTAGGTAATTTATATCCTATGGGTAAATATAAAATTGCTTCGGGTGACCAACCAAGAAGAACAACTTGGTTTCAAGTCAACATTCCTATTAATAATATGAATTTGGAAGTAACTTGGTTTATAGACCACGGATTAAGTGAATCAGTTTGGACAGAAATGGTTGAGGAACTTGAATTGATATAATCGGCCTTCGGGCCACTTCGCCGCAAAGCAACTACGGACCATATGGTAACAAACTTTGTTAGTTTACCTTATGTAATACTTAATTCTCTATAATCATGAGCAATGGTAGAGTGAGTATAGAAGATTGGAATAATATGGTAGAACAAGGAATTATAGTTGACTATAAATCAGTTCAGTGGGGAGATGTAGTAAAATCATTCGATTTTAGATGGGATATTGGTAATTACTATTTAGGGAGAGTTTGGAACATTGGACCTGCACCAGAAAACGTATGTCCTTGTGGGGGCGACCATTTACACATAGCAGTTGAAAAGAGATTTGTGAATGGCGAAGAAGTCCATAGTAACAATAAAGTTATCTTTCCAGCATGTGTAGAGCATGATTTGGGTGGAGCAATGATTCAAATTGTGAAAAGATACGGAATACCTGTAAGTCCTACCGATTAAGGTAGGCAATATTCCCTCCAAAGTAAAATATTTACCTACCATATGGTTGCGCTTTGCCAGTAACCTTACAAACCCAAATCACGAAGATTTGGACCCGTAAGGGGGTGGAGGCCAAACCGTTTCAGGTTTAACCTTCGACCTCCTTAGTTGGGATTACGATTGTCGGTAATCCGTTTTTATTTAATGTTCCATCCCATTGCTTTTTACCTGTAACGTTATCTCTGTGGTTTCTGTAGTATTCAGTCATCCTATCAGCGAATAACGCTACCATTGCACTCACATATGATTCACTGTCACCGTATGGTGTTGAGTAAGCACCACGTTTTGATTCGACTTCACCAAAGAGTGGGTGAGTCGCAAAAAGCGCACTGTGACCTTCGGCATAAATTGCCTTTAATGTTACAAGTGAATCCTGTACTACTTGGGGGAGTGTTGATTGCTTACCAAATTTAATTGGTGAGTTGTCAACTGTAGCGTAAAGATTGGATATATTAGTCCAATATCTTTTACGGTTTTCTTTATCAGTAGTACCTGTTTCTAAATTCCATCTAAGAACTGCTTCCATGCTTCCTCTATCGTTCATTGATAAATCATTTTCGATAAGGGAAACTCGGGCATTCCATTTTTCTTCATCCATTGTATAATCTGCCATATTTTTCATCTCCTGTCTAATAAGTTAATTCGTAACTGTTTGACCTCCAACCATTGGAAAGTAAATTACTATTAAGGTATGAACTGGCAAAGCGCCATACCATATGGTTGCACTTTGTCAGAACCATATACAACAGAACTCGCCCGAAGGAAGGGTCATTGTTCTGCTTGCAAAATCTTGAAATCTTGCAGGGCTAACTGTAAATCAGCAATACATTGTTCTAAGTTATCACCACTTACTCTCATCTTCTTAATGATTAACTCGCTATTACGATTATGACCTATCTCAATAACGAATCTTTGTTCTGTGTTTTCAACTGCTTCTTCAACTGTATTCTTTTTGTTAAACCATTTCATATTTTTCACCTTTTGAATTTAAGCCGAACAGTTTAGGACTATGCGCACTCATCCTTAGTAACTTACTTTTAATCGAAATCGGAGGGACGGCTCATCATTCTATTGTCGTATTGAAAGTGCATCTATAACTTCCTAGGAAAATTATAGCAATCTTACGGCTCATATGTGATACATCGTGTCGCATTTGTTAATTTCGGTTACCCTGCTCTAATCTCATAGTGAAATCCCCGAAGGAGTTACATTCACTACTTGACTACCTATTAGAATTTAAATTAGTATTAAGGTTCGCTGACAAAGTGCCAAACCATATGGTCATAACTTTGTGTGTTTGGACCAGATGGCGGGATTATATCCAATCCCACCAAAATTTAATCCAATTTTCACCTTTACAGGTTCGGATTAACTCTAGGAACATAGCATCTTCTATTTCTTGGATTTCTTCTTCATTCTTCGGTTTCCAATTAGGATTAGATGATATTTCCTCTGCTGTCTTCCATTTTTTCAATCTTTCTTGATTTCTATTTATTTTGTATTTATCTTTCATTAATAATCACCCCAAATTCCACATATTTCACCTGCTTTCTCCCATGCTTCATTTTCTGTCATTCCTTCTTCCTCTACCCATTTAGAATACATTTCATCGAATATCCAATGTCTTTGATAATCCGCTAAATCAGAAACATTAGTATAATCAATATGACCGATTTGCCAACCGAATCTATTACCCATTATTTCTAATGCTTCCTCAGTTACACCGATTTCAACCCTATAATCGAATTTCTTTTGTTCGTTATCCCACTTCTTTGCTAATGCCCAGTAAATCATCATACCCTAATTAGAAAATATTAGACATAAGGTGCATTTCATTATTCTTCAAAGTATCACACCATATGGTTGTTACGCAGTTAAACTTAAATGGATTTTTAATTAAAGTTGTAAATTTCGCAAATTTCGCCATGCGCCACCTTTATAAGTAATTTAACATCTCGTAGGTAGACAAAAGAAATGATTATCCATTACAGTATATCTCACATGGAGAGTGACCTCTTTTATCTAAGTAAAACCTAACACAGATATAATTACTACCACTCAAAATGGTAATAGTTATACCTACCTAAATAGTTAGCCATTTTACTATATCAAATTCAATTGGTTATATATTATATAATATATTATATTAATATAGATATTAGTATCTAGTATAGAATATTCATAAGATTCGTATTATTATGATTATTATGATGTCATAATAATAATGAAATGTGTGAATAGAGAGAGTATTGATAGTTTTTTTATATTATTATTATTATTATTATATTTATTATATATATATAATATAATTAAAATACACTATAACACACTCTATATGTATATACTCTGTATATATGAAATAATAATAATAATAATCATAATAATCAGAATTATGCGATTCCGTTTAAATTTGCGGGAAAATAGCATAATAATAATAAAATAATAATCATAATAATAAGATTTTTCAATAAGGTTTGCAAAGTAATAAAGGGAGAACATCCTGTCTCTTAGCAAAAGAACTAATCCGTAGAAATGTCGTAAAGGTGAGAGCCTTTATTGTAAATGCGGTATGATGAGTTGGCGACATTACAGAATTCATGTCGTTAGTTCTTTTCCTTCCTCAACTTTATTAACTATCAATAATTAGTGATTGTTGTCCACACTGGGTAACTCCAAAAAACGGAGCATAGAGATGGTGTGGATGGGTTCGTATTTACCCTTTTTCTTTCTCTATGCTCCACTCACAGTCCACACTGGATATCTCAAAGGGGTGTGGGGAGAGTGTGGATAGGCCCGTTTTAGCCTTTTATGACTCCCCACATTCCGCTTTACATTCCTTAATTTACAGGGGAGGTAGGGTAGTAAATTAAGGGGTTGTTACTTGGTTAACACCATGAGATGTTAATTAGGTCGTCATCCCTACCTTCCCACTTAAACTATAATAATTCTATAGAAGATGATAAGTTATAACATTACATTTAGTTAGTTATTGGTTTTACTACTAATAACTATCCGAAATTGAGAGAAGTTAATGCCACCACTTATCTATAGAAGATGTAACTGATAGACTATGACTAAGTTTACTTACGAGTTAGTCGGTGAATTAGTTGATGTATT